ATGAACGTTACCGTTGCAGAAGGCGTGGTCGTCGGGAACCGTCTCCCGTTCGTGCTGTTTGGCGGCCTGAATGTGCTCGAAGACCTCGATTCGACCCTGCACGCGGCCGAGCACTTCACCAAGGTCACGGCCAAGCTGGGCATCCCGTACGTGTTCAAGGCCTCGTTCGACAAGGCCAACCGCTCTTCGATCCATTCCTTCCGCGGCGTGGGCCTGGAGGAAGGGCTGCGCATCTTCGAGGAAGTGAAGCGCCAGCTCGGCGTGCCGGTGATCACCGACGTGCATGAAGTCGCCCAGGCCGCCCCGGTGGCCGAAGTGGTCGACGTGCTGCAGATTCCGGCGTTCCTGGCCCGCCAGACTGACCTGGTGGTGGCCATCGCCCAGACCGGCCGTGCCGTGAACATCAAGAAGCCGCAGTTCCTCAGCCCCACGCAGATCAAGCACATCGTGTCCAAGATCCGCGAAGCGGGTAACGAGAACATCATCCTGTGCGAACGCGGTTCGCAGTTCGGCTACGACAACCTGGTCGTGGACATGCTCGGCTTCCGCGAAATGATCGAATCCACCGGGGGCCTGCCGGCGATCTTCGACGTCACCCACAGCCTGCAGCGCCGCGATGCCGGCAGCGAAGCCTCCGGTGGCCGCCGCCGCCAAGTGGCCGAACTGGCCCGTTCGGGCATGGCGCTGGGCCTGGCCGGCCTGTTCCTGGAAGCGCACCGCGATCCGGACCACGCCCGTTGCGACGGCCCCAGCGCCCTGCCGCTGAGCGCGCTTGAACCGTTCCTGGCCCAGATCAAGGCCGTGGACGAGCTGGTCAAGGGCTTCGCGGAGCTGGAAATCCGCTGATCCGGGCGTACCCGTGCGGCGCCATCGGCCTTGGTCCTGTCGCTGAATACCGGTATCCTTCACCGCTGCATGCACGCAAGGTGCATGCAGCCTGCAGCCAGGCTGCACGCCTGGCCACATGGCCCCGTAGCTCAGCTGGATAGAGCGTCCCCCTCCTAAGGGGAAGGTCGCCCGTTCGAATCGGGCCGGGGTCACCAAAATCAATCACTTACGCAGGCCCGCGTCACCGACCGGTGCGCTAATTGAGTTTCCTTCGGCGACGATTTGGCACACTTGGCACACTTGCGCATTTGCTGCCGAGCGAAGCGGGTATGCTTTGCTCTGGACAGAAAAGCCAGTGACCATGACCAGCGCAAAGCCCCACGCTGTTGACCGCCGAGCTGCAAATGAGCGTACCCAGCGGCTGCAGAACCTCAGGGGATTTCTATTGGGGCTGGGGATTGCGATCAGCCTCACTGTCGCGCTCTGGTCGGTCCTATTCACCGATCAGTTGGGGACACTATCGCCATACGTCCTCACTGCTTCAGCGACTCTAGCCGGGGCGTGCACGGCGTACATCGTTAGCCTATATCTGAACGGAAAACTCAATTTCGGCACGACCGTTACGTTTACGTCGAGCTCGTCGCCAAACATTTCCGAGGATATCGCGCTTGGCGAATTCCGTGAACGCTTGGGCGCATTGATCACCCAACTGAGCGCGGTTCAAGAGGAGACACAACGTGCGGAGGTTGGGCTTCTGCATCAGTGTCGCGCTGTTTTCGCCGAATCCAGAAATCGGCTCCTGAAGAATGAGATTCAGGTCGATCGGCGTTCGCGAGTTAGCCTTGTAGCCGGTAGCGCCATTACAACCGTTGCAGTCGTTACTCTCTTGGCATTTGCCTTCCCTCCGATTGCTCTGGTTCCGCCAACCTGGCAGCAGCTTCTTTCTACTTATCTACCTAAGGTGGGCGTAATCGTAATGTTGGAAGTGTTCGCATTCTTCTTCTTAGGTCTCTATAAGGCATCATTGAAAGAATCGCGAGCTTTGCACGACGCACTGAGTCTTCTTGCATTTAAGGAGGCGGCGTTAGTGGCGGCGTGGACAGAGTCGGACAGTCAGCGTTTGCAGGTGGCGCGCATCGTCGCCCACCCGCAACCGATCGACTCAAACGGGCGTGAGGAATCTGTAGAAAGTGTAGATCCGAAGGCGTTAGCCGACTTGGTGGCAGCGATTGCCAAGCTCGTTCGCGGTTGATTCTATTGCGCAGACTTAGAATCTAAGGCAGGCAACTGCGGACTCATCTCCATCTGGGGTGAGATGCGCGTAGTACTTCTCAGTAGTGGCATAGTCTGCGTGTCCTGCTAGAAGCTGGACCCGGCGGAGCGGGACGCCCGCCATTACCATGTGGGCGCAAAACGTGTGCCGCAGGCGATGCAGGTGTCCGCCGATACCTGCGACTGCAGCGTCTTTGGCGAACCAGTCAGAGACTGTGTCCTTGTGTACGACGACCAATGGATCGGGTAGGTGCCGGAGCGCCCATTTGGCGTAACGATTGAGGGGCACTTCTCGCCACTTGCCGGACTTCGTCCGACCTGCACCAGTTTCATCCGGATCACTTTCCACGAGCAGTCTGCCTGCAAGTATCGAGTTCTTCTCTAATCCGATCACCTCGCCGCGACGCAGCCCGGTGTGGGCCATGAACAGCCATAGCGGCGCGCGCGCTGGGTTCGCGCGGTATAGTCGGCGCATAGCGTTCCGGTCGTAGAACTTGACGGCCACGCTCCGTACGCCGCGAGGCGCCTTTACGGAGGCAAGGGGGTTAACGTCAAGCTCCTTCCATTCGATACCCCGGTTGAACGCCGCCTTCAGCCGGCGAATTTCTTTCCCCACTGTTTCCTTCGCCGCCTTGTCGTCCAGGAGGCGTGAGCGCTTGTACTGCTCCACCTCTACCGCGCGGATGGTGTCGATCGGACGGTGACCGAATCGCTCGATGAAACGCTTCACCTCGCTACGTGCTTTCGTGATGGTGGTGGGGTGCTCGGCCGCGTACCAGTCCAGATACCACTCCAGGTAGTCGCGGACCTTCGGCAGACGTGCAAGGATTCGGACACCGTGCGTCAGCTCTGCTTCTTTCGCGGCACGAATTCTCTCCGCCTCACGGGCGTCAGGTTGCCCAATGGACCTGCGAAAGCGCTCCCCACCTTCTGCCCAGTCGAGGTAGGCCTTGCTGCCACGCCAATAGAGTCGAACCTTTGCCATTCTTCAGCACCTTGGATCGCGGCGTAGAGCGCCGCCTTCTCGTACAACTGCTTTCCCATAAAGCGCCGGGGTGTGAGGCCGTAGTTCAGGGCGTTCTTGCGGAACTGGCTGTTGGACACGCCGCAGTAGTGGGCGGCCTCCTCGACCGTCAGCCAGTCCTTGCCGGATAGGTCGAGTTTTTCAGCGGCGCCCATGAACACCTCCGCCCGCGCGCTGCCGGGGCGTGGCGGGCGCGCCCAGGCCGAAGTCGAGCTGCACCACGTTGTCGGATGCTGGCGGAGCGATCGCCGGCAGAGCCTTTCGCGCGGCCCGGGCGGGCCGGTTGATACCGCGCCACTCGGCCAGGGCCGCGTGCGGCTCTGCGTGCTTGCTGGTGGCCCGGCAGCGGCATTCGACGAGGTGGCCGCCGCCAGCGGCGAGGCCTCGCAAATCGTGGATGTGGCGCGCGCTGTGGCCGGCGGCGCACTTGGGGAGGCCCTCGGGATGGCTGATGTGTCGCTGGGTCATGTGCTGGCTCCGACTTGGCTCAATTTCACTTGCAACAGTTGTGGTTTGCACCGGAAAGGCAGACATTCGGGGTGGGAGTAGTCGAGGTGTGGCATGGGTTCGAAAGAAGCGCCTGAGTCGTTTCATAGCGTCACGCTGTCGGTTGACCGGCAGAGCTATACGGCCCACCTTTGGCGAGGTGGTGCGACCCAATGGCGACTGCTGTCGGTGGAGATCGGTGGCATTGCGGTCCCTGCCTTGGAGCGGGCTGATTTCATTTCGTGTCGAGACTCGCTGGCGGCTGCGGAGAGCGCCGTGCTCGCCGAGGTGGCGAAGCGGTCCGGCAAGCACCGAGGCGCGGCCTGAATAGGCAAGGTATGGGGTGTCCACTAGGCGGCCTGTGCCATCGGCAGCGTCACTGGATCCAAGTTCGCCTCTGCCAAAGCTCGAAGCGGCGGCGGGCTTACGCTGTTGCCGACCATACGAACCGCAGCACTTGTACTCAAAGGCGTGCCATTGGCAGTGCGATCGATGATGTAGTCGTTCGGGAAGCCCTGTGCGCGGTACAGCTCATGCGGCTTGAGCATGCGTAGGCCGATGTCCACGATCACGTACGGGGTGCCCTTGATCACTACGGTGACCAGCGCCAGCCGATCCTTCGTGGTGACAGTGTCAACTGGGTCAGCCAAGCTCGGTACGTTCGCGCCGGTGCCGTAGTACTTCACCAGGAACGCCGCGACGCGCAGTGCGCCTTCCTGATGCTCAGGCGACAGTTGGGCCAGGCCTGCGGTAACCAGTTGCTGCTGGCTGCCGGTAGCGGTGATGGTGCTGACCGGATCGCGTGCGTCGCGGCCGCCTCCCTCGTAGAACCCGCCGTTGGCCTGCTCAAGGAAGGCCGTAGCCAGCGCGTGGTGCTCGCCCTGCGCGGCGATGGTGGCCAGGGGCTGCCGCGGGTCGGCGCCGGCCATGTTGTTGCGTAGCGTAACCAAGCTGGCTGCTGCCACGGCGTGACCTCCGCTGCCGCTCGCGGTCACAGTGCCTACGGGCTCCCTTGCATCCTTGCTACCCATGCCCCATCGCTGCGCGCCGCCAGGTCGACCCTCGCCGTGGGCGGCTTGCACCAGCACAGGGCCCACCAGCGCGGTGTCTGCCTTGGTCGTCATGGTGTAGAGCGGTTCGGCACCCGAGCGCGGTTCCGACTGCCCGGCTCGGCCACCAACGCCGGCGAGGATCGGAGTCACTACCGAGAAGTGGCCACCCTTCACCCCAGCGCACACTGTGCGCAGTGGCTCGTCGCTGGCCATCGTGCGCTGGTTGCTCGCATTAGCATGTTCAGCAATAAAGGCGGCGGCAGCAGCGCTATTGTCTGCGGAGCTCGCCGGCACCGGCACCACGAATGGATCAGCGGCCTGAAGTACGTGCCGCATCACACCCTTGGCCACCCGGCGCATGGTGGCATCCGCAAGGTCGCGCTTGCGGCCGAAGATGGACGGGCAGGGGATACTGAAGTCCAGACAGTCGGCGGCGCTGACGCGGCGCTGCTGGCCAGGCGCGGTGCCGTGTGTGGCGGCCGGCCACACGATCGGCTCACCATCGCGGCGCCCCAGCAGGAAGAGGCGCTCCCGGCTGGTGCCAGCGCCGAAGTCGCTGGCCACCAACTTGCGCCACTCGACGACGTAGCCCAACGCCCGCAGGGCGGCGACGAACTGCCGCCAAGTCCGCCCGCTGCGGCGCTTGTCCGGCACCAGCTGCTGATTTTCCACCGGCACGCGCTCTCCGCGTGCTGCAACGGTGCCGTCCATCTTCAGCACGCGGCCCGTGGACTTGCAGCGCTTCGCGATCAGCGGGCCCCACGTCAGGATCTGCCACACGTTCTCCATGGACAAGATGCGTGGGGCGGTATTGGTGCCGTTGACCAGGTCGGCGCGCAGCAGCATGCCGATCCACTTCAGCACAACCCACGATAGGGCTCGGGTCTTCCTGCTGCGGGGCTGCCCGCCCTTAGCTTGGCTGAAATGGGTGCAGTCCGGTGAAGCATGGAACCAGCCGATGGGCCGGCCGGCCACGTCCACGCGCGGATCAGCGTGCCAGATGTCTTGGCGGTGGTGCTTGGTGAGCGGGTGGTTTGCGGCGTGCATGCCGATGGCAAGCTCGTCGTGGTTGTAGGCCAAGTCAGGATCTACGCCCGTGGCCTGCTTCAACCCTTCGCTGGCGCCGCCGCCGCCGGCGAACTGGTCAACGACGATCTCACCGGGGCGCAGGCGCGAGTGCTGGAGCGCGGGGAAGTTGAAGGAGCGGGAGCCATCAGCCATTCGTGGATTCCTCGGTCGCGGGGTGCAGCTGGGTGCGCAGGTCGCGCGGCGGGGTGATATTCGCCAACGTGGTCGATCCCGGCTTGGTTTGCGCGCGGGCACTTTGTAGGATTGGGCTAGCGGCACAAAGGAGGCGAAAGAGGTGGCTCAACGCGAAGTCGGTAGGCATGTCGAGCGGCGATTTGGTTTCAACAGGCGCCGTTACACGGTGAAGCTGATCTTTTTGGATAAGGGAGTAAGCGTCGAAGAGGTTGCAGTTGATGGCGGGCCTCGTGGCCACATCTCGGGCGTGGTCTTCGAGTCCGAGGACGAGGCCCTGCTTACGGCCCATCACTTGGCGCGGAACCTCATCGGAGACTGACGGGCTGGCCTGATTCATCACTTCGTTTCCTCGTCGTACTGGTCGAGTCGTTCGAGCAGGTAGCGGGCCTCGGACTTCCACTTCATGGAGTCGGGGACGCCGATGAATCGATGTTTGGCGATCTGGATCAGCGCTTCGAGCGGCGCGCGAAACCAGGTCGGATCGAAGGGCAGGGCGGCGCGGCTGTCGGGTGTCGGCGTGGGAGGCTCGCAATTGGGGCCGGCGTAGAACTCGCCGTCGCCGCAGTCGCGGCAGTTCCCGTCGCGGAATCGGTGCGCCTTGGTGGGCTTCTCGGCCTTCGGGTGCAGGTAGAGCGCGCGGATATCCAAGCCCCGGCGGCGGGCGCGGACCACGTCGCCGTCCTCTGCCTGCATCCACGGCTCGGCCGAATGCTTTGGCCGGCACTCCAAGCGGACGGGCTTCTGCGGCCCATACAGCTGGACCATGAACGTCCGCGCCCATGCGGCCACCTCGGCCGCCGGCACCGGATCGCCGGCGGCGCCCGCGCGGCGCATGGCGCGCACGGTGGCTGCTACGGTCATATCCTGGACAGAGGGCTCCGTCATGCGCGCGGACCCAGCGACTTGATCTGCTCCAACATGCGATCGAAGTGCGCGGCTTGGTTCCGCTCGATCCATGCCACTGCAGCGGCAACCGCCGTTGCGGCGCCGATCAATACTCCACCGAGGAAGGCATAAGCATTCATGCGGCACCCGGCGAGAACTCGTCGCGGAACTGCCGGCGGAGGCTCTGGGCGGCAGCGACGACGGCGTGCCCACGCTCGCCCGCACGCTGTGCGGTGCGCAGCTGCTGGAAGAGCGGCGCAGGGTTGAGGCCAGCGGCCCGCACGTTGTCTCGCACGGTCTGGAAGGGGCGGAATTCGAAAACCTGGGCGCTCATGCCGGCACCCCAACCAGATCTGCGTTGCCGCGCTGCAGCTCCAGCGGACGGGCGGGGAACATGCCCACACGGATGGGGCGGCGCAGGTCCAGCGAGGCGCGGGAGAGGTCCTGGCAGAGCTGCGGGACTTCGTCGGCATCGAAGCTGACGATGGCGTCCCCAACCTTGAGGACGACCGTGTTGTTCTGCAGGCGCGCTTCCACCACGGCGGGGGCGCGGGCGCTGACGGTGAGGTGCGGCATGGAAGTCTCCGTGCCCCGGCCCGGATGGGCGGTTACTGGGGCGACGGGACTAAATTACCAAATGGTAAAGTTCTGTCAATACCAAAAGGTAATTAATTTGGTAAATGCGTTCAGGTGGGGCCGGCTGTGGAGCCCATTCCACTAAACTGTTCACACTGACCTCGGGGGAATCGCATGAAGAAGGCCGTCCTTACCCTTTCCATTGCCCTGGCGGCGGCTATCGCAGGCTGCTCTACGGCGCCTGTGGCACCGGGCAAAGCGTTGGCTGTTCCTGCAGAGCGGGTGTACAGCGCGGCGTACCTTGAGGCCTCATCGGAGCGCACAGCTACGATCGTCATCGCCCGGGATAAGGGTTTCAGTGGGTCGGGCTGCTCCCATGACATCTTCCTCAACAACGAGAAGATCCTGGCCATCCGCCAAGCGGAGACGGCAACGCTCCAGGTTGCGCCCGGCGCGTACTTCCTGAAGTTGGAGACCGGCGGCGGCCTGTGCCCCAACATCTCTACGTCGCAGAACCTGACGCTTGCCGCCGGCGAGCGCCAAGACTACCGCGTGTTGATCCCTTCGGACGGCAGCCTGCGCCTCACGCGAGATCGGTGATCAAGCTACTCGTTCAAGGTGCTGGATCAGATACACCCGGCCACCGATGATCGCCTCATCGGTGAGCAAGAATGGAGGGTAGAGCACCTGGTCTGCGCTGCGCGCCCAGATGCCATCAGGCTGAGCCTGAAGCGCCTTGATTTGCTGGCCGTAGCCGGTGTTGATCAGGTACAGCCCGTCACCCACGAACTCGCGGCAGCCGGTATCTACCAGCACCATTTCACCCGGCCTGATCTTCGGCGACATCGAGTCACCCACGCCGGTTACCAGCTTCAGCCGCCCAGGCGGCGGCATGAAGCCTACGACTGACCGGATGTACGCGGGCGCAAAGTCCATCGCGCGGATGACCTCTGGGAAATCCTCATTGACCCTACCCACCGCTCCCATTTGCGCCTCCGCGTCGATCTGTTCGACGCGAAGGTAGTCGCCGGCCATCGCAGGTGCTGCGACGACCTCGGCACGCCCTTCTCCAGAGAGGTAGCCGGCCGGCATACCTGCCGCAGCTTCGATGGTGGCCGCCCGCTTCTCCCCGAACGACTTGTCCTTCAGCAGCAGCGATAGCTCGCCCTGGTTGATCGATGCTGCGGCCGCGAAGGCGGCTTGGCTTCCCCCGTGCCGCTCTTCAATCCACTGGCGAAGGCGACGGCGACGGGTGGCGACGGCTGGGGTGTCTGGCTTCATCCCTGGATTCTCAGTTACCGAAGGGTAATTTACCAAACGGTATTGACTTGGCTTTACCATATGGTAATTTGACCCCTATGGAGACCTTGCGCAGCTACCTCACCACCCTCAGCCCCACCGCTCAGGCCGACTTTGCGGCCCGTGCGGGGACGTCCATTGGATACCTGCGGAAGGCCATGAGCGTTGGCCAGCGGTTCGACGGTGCGCTGGTCCGTCTTCTGCACATCGAGAGCGGCGGCGCTGTCTCGCTCACCGATCTTCGCAGCGACATCTGGCCCGCTGACGAGCCGCTGGCATTGCCGGTTCGCGCTCAGATCGGCGCTCTGGTCGACAGCCGCATGAGCAAGCGCGCGCTGCGGAGTCGCCTCGGGCTCACGAGCGATGCCCATCTGGCCAAGGTCCTGAAACTGCCGGTGGATCAGGTCGCGGCCTGGCCGGAAGAGCAGGGCGTCCCGGCGGTGCCGCAGGTGCTGCAGCTGCTTGGCGTGCTTGAGCCCGTCGGGGCCGCAGCCGCTGCACCGGAAGACCCCGACGCACACCGAATCATCGACGTCCACGCCGCCTAACTGGCCGTCCCTGGCCTTCGTCCCTGAATTGAATTTGTCCATGGCTGCCAGTGTGCCGCCGACCCGAGACCCCGTCATGAAGCCTGCGAACCATTTCCTGCCGAAGCGCCAGACCGTGATCTACGCTTTCACCGAGCAGATGCTGCGCGACACGGGCAGCAACCGCCGCTCGTTCGCGATGGCCGTGGCCGACCTGTACCTGAAGCTGGTGGCGGAAGACGACCGCGAGGTTCCGTTCCGGATCACGCGCGGCGGCGATGGGGATGCCGACAAGAAGCACAACGGCCAGATCCTGGGCCGCTACCTCGACGGTGTAGTCAAGACGTTGCCGGCCAACCTGGAAGACGCGTGGGTGATGAGCCTGCCGGAGCCGTACCGCGCCAACTGCGAGCGCGAGCTGTGCCGCCGGCGCGGCGTGCTGCCGATCCGCCTGGATGCGATCGAGGAATCCCGCGACACGGCTGGGGTGGGACAGCTGATGACTGACTTCGGCGAGCTTGTGGCCGCCCTGAGTCCTGCCGTTGCCGACGGCGTCATTGACGAGAAAGACCGGCCTCACGCCCGCCGGATCATCAACGGCACCGACGACATGCTGATCAGCCTGGTGACCTTCCGGAAGGCCCTGTTGAAACTCATCGGCCTGGAGCAATTCGCATGAGCCTTCCTGCGCGTAATACCGACATCAGCACCAGCCATGAAGCGGCTGTGCACATCGTTGCCAGCGGCATGCAGGCGATCCAGCAGGATCGTGCCGCCGGTGCGGTAAAGGCGAATCCGGGCCTCACCAGCATGGAGCTTGCCAAGGCCAGCGGGCACGACCGATACATGCTGGCCCGTCGTCTCCCGGAGCTGTTGGAAGACGGCAGGGTCTGGCGTGGCCCGAAGAAGCCCTGCGAGGTCAGCGGGCGCAGCGCATGCACTTGGTGGCCGGTGGCCCCGGGCGAGAACCTGGCGCTGGGGCTGTAACGATGAGCGCACGGGTTACAGGCATGGTCTTCGACCGATACCCCAATGGCGGCGGCGAAATGCTGCTGGCACTGGCTTTGGCGGACCACGCACACGATGACGGCACGCACATTTTCCCGTCGATCGCTCGGCTCGCGGCGAAGACGCGCCAGTCGGAACGGTCTGTGCAGTATCAGCTCCGCCGCATGGAGACCGCAGGCTGGCTTGTCCTGGTCAATTCAGGGATCGGTGGCCGCCGGAGTGGCTTCGGCGAGGGTGGTCGGACGCGGCAGTACCGGATCAACCCCGAATGGATGAAGGGTGCAGAAATTGCACCCTTTGCGAAGGGTGCAAAAGAGGGCGTCGAAGGGTGCAAAACGACGTCGGAAAGGGTGCAAAAAGGGCCCTCAAAGGGTGCAACAGCTATTGCACCCGAACCAAGAGCAACCAAAAGCAACCAAGAGCAACCCTCACACCGCGAGGCGGTGGGCGAGGGGAGCGAGCGTCCGCTGACCGAGTTGGAGCAGTCGGCGGAACTGGCCGGGTTCGGCGTGGTGCCCGAGGGCGTCGACCGCGAGGTCCTGACTCGGTTCGTCCGTCATCGCCGCGCCTGCCGCCGTCCGCTTTCGGTCCAGGGCTGGCTGCAGATCCGCAACCAGCTGTCCGCGCTGATCGCGGCCGGCCACGACGCCAACGAATCCTTGAGGCAGACCATGGCCGCCGGCCTGGCGCTGCCGGTTGTCCCCATTGCCCACCAATCCACCGGAGCAGCCCATGCGCAGCCTCACCACGGTTCTGCCGACCACGTCACCCAGCTCCGCGAGCAGTACGAGCGAAGCCAGCAACAGCGACAGCATGGCGGTGGTAGCCACGCTGGCGTCGCAGGAATCGTCGACGCCGAATTCTCTGTCGTCGGCTGATCCGGACCCGCGCGCTGTGGCAGCCCTGTGGACGCTGTGGGAACGGATGGCGGCGATGTTCCCGGGGAAGTGGGCCCGGGCGAACGGCGCGGCGCCGGTGGCGCAGAGCGGCGCGCTGACGACGGCGGGCGAGGTCTGGCTCCAGGTCATCACCGGTTTGAGCCCGAAGAAGCTCGCAGCTGGGCTGTCGGCTTGCATGCGGGATGCTCTGGACTGGCCACCCAACCCGCCACGTTTCCGCGCGCTGTGCTTCGACGTGCCCGCGCTGGCGCAGGTGCAGCAGGAGATCCGCCCAGGACGCGCACAGTGCGGCTTCACGGTGTTGGTGCGATCGCTGCTGGACCTGCACGTCTACGCCAGCGAGGACGGCTACAACCAGGCCCGCATGCTGCAGGACGCCTACGAGCGTGCCGTGCGGCACGTGGTGGACGGCAAGCCTGTGCCGGAGCCGGCGCTGGCGCTGCCGCCGGTCGCGGCTGGGGTGGTCTCGGTTCGAGACCGGCAGGCCGCCCGCGAGGCCATGGCGCGCGCTGCGGCGGAGCTGGGGTTCGGGAGCGCTGCCTGATGCGCTCGGACAACAACCAGCTGGACATCTTCAAGCATGACCCGCGCCTGCAGGGCCCAGCGCTCATGAAGCTGGCCAAGGCCTACCGCGAATCGGCCGACGAGGCGCTGAAGCAGCGCCAGTTCACCGCCGCAATCCGGCATGAGCGGCACGAACACTACCTGGCCGAGGCGAAGCGCCTCGAAGCCGATGCCCGCAAATGCAGCAGGTCTCCGCGGCGCCGCCGCGCTACCCATTCGAAAGGAGCAACCGCCCGATGAAACCACTGGTCATCTACCACCACAACTGCGCCGACGGGTTCACCGCCGCGTGGGCCGTCCGCCAGGCGATGGAGTGCGACTTCCACCCGGCCGTGCACGGCGCGCCGCCGCCGCAGACTGCGGGGCGCGACCTGGTGCTGGTGGACTTCTGCTATCCCCGGGACGTGATGCTGGAGCTCCAGCAGGTTGCGCGCTCAATCCTGGTGCTGGACCACCACAACACCGCAGAGGAAGTGCTGACGGCCGAGTGCAGGACCGCGCCTGAGTTGTTGACGGTGGTCCGCATGGACGCGTGTGCCGGGACCCAACCGTGGACGTGGGAGCGTGTGATGGCGTGCCACTCTAACCTGGACGCCGGCGGCGTGCGCAAGGCTGTGATCTACGCCATGTTCGACCAGCACCGCAGCGGCGCCGGCATCGCATGGGACTTCTTCCATCCCGGCGTGCCGCGGCCCGAGCTGATCGATTACGTCGAAGACCGTGACCTGTGGCGGTTCGCGCTGCCCGGCACCCGGGAGATCCAGGCGGCCGTTTTCAGCTACCCCTACGAGTTCGATGTGTGGGACCTGCTGGCGACCACGCCGGTGGAGACGCTGCGCGCTCAGGGCGTGGCGATCGAGCGCAAGCACCACAAGGACGTTGCCGAGTTGGTGCAGGTCGCCAAGCGCCACATGGTGATCGGCCACTACAACGTGCCGGTGGCCAGCCTGCCGTACACCTTGGCGAGCGATGCCGGGCACCTGATGGCGAAGGGCCAGCCGTTCGCGGCCTGCTACTACGACAAGGACGGCGGCCGGGTGTTCAGCCTGCGCTCGACCGATCAGGGTGTGGACGTCAGCGAGGTGGCCAAGCTGTATGGCGGAGGCGGGCACGCGCGCGCTGCTGGCTTCACGGTGCCGCGCACCCATGAGCTGGCGAGGGCGTGATGGACTTCACCGCATTCAGCACCCGCAGCAAGTTCGCCGTCCAGATCAACGCCGGCTACTCGGCGCGGCTCGACGGCAAGCGCCTGAGCGACAACCCGCACCTGGTGTGGGCGGCTTCGGGCGACGAGCTGGAGCCGAAGAAGCTGCAGCCGCTCAGCGAGAAGGGACACGCCTGGCAGCACGGGTGGCACAGCGCCGACAAGGCGGAGAAGAGCAGGGGAGGCGCGCGCTGATGTGGTCGAAGGCGCCGCCGCCGACAGCCGCCGAGGGCGCCCGCATCGAGGCGTCCAAGGTCGGGCCATGTATGGCATGCCTGGCACTGGTCACCCAGCAGCTGCTGGAACCGGGGCTGGTGGTCTACGGCTGCGACTACAACCACGCCAAGAGCGGGAACGTCCGCCGCGGGCACGCCTACGGGTTCGCCCTGTGCACTTGGCACCACCGGCGCCACCCGAGCGGCGGCAACACCTTCGCGACGATGCGCGAGATCTACGGCCCGAGCCTGATGGATGGCTCCCGGGTCTTCCACGAAACGTACGGCACCGACGACGAGCTGATCGCACAGCAGACGTTGGTCAATGAACTGAGGGAAGCGGCATGACCAGAATCTATGGGGAGCGGGCTGATCGCCTGCGCAAGTTGTTCGAGGCGGCGCCGAACGAAAAGTTTACGAACCAGGTGCTGTTTGAACGTATGGACGCGGCATCAGTCGGGCAGGCGGAAGAGCGGAAGAACATCCGCAACACCTTGCCGTCGCTGGTGCGCTGCGGCTTTCTGAAGAAGGAAGGGCTGGGCAGTGGCGCCACGTACCAAAGCACCGGCAAGGCGAAGAAGCGGCCCAAAGCGTCCCCCGCCGAACTGGCAGAACGGAAGCGCCAGCGCAACGCCTTGCGCACGGCGCAGCATGCCGTCAGGACGCGCGCCGCCCGGGTGGAGCTGCAGGCGGCCAATACGCCGGCACCGGCGAAGCTGAAGGCCGTTGAGCCGGGTGAGACCGTGGAGCAGTTCCTGGCGCGCGGCGGCCGGGTACAGCGGCTGGTGGCCACCTGGGAGCAGGCAGCATGAGCGACAACGAGAAGAAGGCCCGGGAGTTGCTGGCGGCTGAGTATGAGCGCAGTGGCCTTTATCAATCGGCGGCAGACCTTCGCAGTGGGCGCCTGAACTTTGAACTGGGGTGGGCTCGGGAGGCCGAAATGGCCATCCGTGCCATCATCGCCGCCCTCACGATTCGGGAAGGTGAGCTACTGGCTGGTGGGGCGGTCAACCTGCTGGGCCAGCAACACCCCAGCGTCGTCGCGGCCCAGGTACTCGATGTAGTTCCTGCGACCGCACTCGGGGCAGATGAAGCAGGTGCCGTAGGGATCGGTGGTCAGGGTGACCAATCCGTCGGTTTCCAGCTGGCAGAGGTCGCACCGGAGCATGAGGTTGGTGTACCGGCAGGCAGTGACAGCGGGATGACAGCAAGCCTCACGCCGCCCGGGGGCTACGTTATGGTGCCGGAAGACGTCCTCAGGCCGCTGCTGCGGGATGTGATCACGGCGGTGGAGTTCATTGCAGGGCGCGCGCAGTCCAAGCTGCTCTCGCGCCGGATATCGGAACGTGCGTGGAAGCTGGTCGAGGCCTTCGCGGCCCGCTCGGAGGTCAATCGTGGCTGAGCGCGCGCTGGAGCTGGTGCTGCCCTGGCCGAGTAAGGACCTGTCGCCGAACGCGCGGGTGCATTGGCGCTATCGGTCCAAAGCTACGAAGGCAGCCCGGCAGACTGCCGTGGTCTTGGCCTTCGAGGCTGGCTGGCGCGACGCCTGGCTGCCGGAGGGCCGGCTGCACCTGTGGATCAATTTCTACCAGGCGCCGCGCAAGGTGCTCCCTGACGACGACAACTTGCTGCTCCGCTTCAAGCCGTACCGGGATGGGATTGCCCAAGTGCTGGGGATCGACGACAAGCGCTTCGTCAGCCACCCGTTCGTCAGCAACGAACGCCGCCCGGGCGGCCAGGTCGTGGTCCGAATCACGGGCGGCCCGGAACAAAACGATGATCAACTGGGGAATGACCATGGGTAACGTTCGCGAGCTAATGGCCCGCTTGGGTCCGAGCACCGTCAAATTCGACACCGGCCGCGGCGGGACGCCCGACCTCACCAATCAGGACATCGCGGCTGCCTTGGGCATGGTGCCTGCCGGGCTGGGCCGGGAACTGCTCGAGGCGTGCTGGTGGCCGGACGGCGCCGCGCTGCGTCGGCACCGGCTGCGGGACGCGGTTATCGCCCTGGTCACCCCGGAGCTGCGCCGCCAGCAGCGGAAGCTGGCCGATGCCCGTACCGAGCTGGGCCTGGCCGAGGTGTGCATGGGCTGGGCCGGCGCGGTGACCGCCGAGCAGCGCGCCGAGCGAGACCGGGCGGCTCACCGACTGGGACAGCTGAAGGCGCAGTGCTGGCCAATCAGCACCTTGGAGTCGCTACCCAGCCTAGCTGCGGCCGTAATTGGGGAGATCGCTAAGCGCCCCCATTGCCATGCCTGCGAGGGTAGGGGCGAGCTGATGTCGGGAGACCTGCGGGTGATCTGCAAAGTCTGTGGCGGATCGGGCGTCGTCGCGGTGAGCGATCGACGGCGGGCGGCGGCACTGGGTAGGGACGAATCCACCTATCGTGAGCGCTGGCGGGCGGTCTACGAGTGGATGCTGCAGAAATGCAGTGAGGCGGAGCAGGACGCTGGCTGGCACTTCGCCAATGCTCTGGATCGGGGAGCCTCGGATGTAGCATAGTGCTGTCATGCGGCAACATGAGGCGGCGGCTACCTTGAACCAGTTTCTCTCAGACACCGGAGCCGCTTTGGCTGCTGCCGTCGTCATTGCCGGGTTTGTTTGGGTGGTAACCAAGATCAGGAACTACCGGCTCGAAGCCGCTCTAGGTCGGGCGCTCTCGACCAATGGTGTCGGAACCTCATACGACGGACGGAGGGAGACAGCGCAATTTGAGGTCCAGGTCAGCAACCATTCCGAAGCCATGATTCGCGTCAGGGCGTTTGTGCTAGTTACGGATTCTTTCCCGATCAGGTTGTATCCGACTCGAAAAGAAGCTACATCGCAGAATCCCTTAGATAATGCCATTCTGCAGCCGGAGTTTAAGCGTCTGGCTTTGGTGCGAGGTACTATTCCTGACGACGAGATCGATGGGTCAATGCTCCTCCCGCCCATGACCCTGGGCTGGTGGCGGGTCGATCAGGCCGGGATCGGGTGTAGAGCCATTGACGCGAAGCACGCTCTCATCGTCTTCGAATACCCCAGCCTATTCGGGCACTCCATCTTGGTTCGGATCAAGATTGACGGTGAGCGCTTCAAGTTGATCAAAGAACAATTTGAGGAACTGAACGACTGTGCTTTGCATGGACGTCCATTGCCTATGCCGGGGATATAGAAAGCTAGCGGTGCGGGGTTGATGCCCCCGCACTTTTGGCGCTAGATTCCCTACCATCGCGCACGACCTGACCCCGGCTACCAAGCCGGGGTTTTTCTTTTCCGGACCCGCCATGATCCTGACCGCCTCGACAATCCAGCAGGCGGTCGGGTGTAGTGCCGCCATTGCGGCCGCGTGGGCAGAGCCGCTGAACACCGCGTTCCGCGTGTTTGGCATCTCCACCCCGAAGAGGGCAGCGGCGTTCCTGGCTCAGGTGGGCCACGAGTCGGGTGGCCTGTCCACGGTTGTTGAGAACCTCAACTACGGCGCACAGGGTCTGGCCAACACCTGGCCGAGCCGGTACGCGGCGAACCCGAAAGCCAGGCCGCTGGTGCCGAATCAGCTGGCGCGCGCGCTGGAACGCAAGCCCCAGGCTATCGCCAACAACGCGTATGCCGGCCGCATGGGCAACGGCCCCGAGGCCAGCGGCGATGGTTGGCGGTATCGCGGTCGAGGCCCGATCCAGAATACCGGCAAGGCCAACTACACCGGCATGCGTGACACCTTGCGAGCCAAGGGCATTGCCGGTGTGCCCGACTTCGAGGCGCAGCCTGAGCTGCTGGAGCTACCCAAGTGGGGCGCGCTCGCAGCTGGGGCGTACTGGGAGACGCGAAACCTCAACCGCCTTGCGGACGCCGGGCAGTTCGACACGATCACCGAGCGCATCAACAACGGCCAGACCGGCGCGGCCGACCGCCGGGCCCGGTATTCACGTGCGCTGAAGGTGCTCGCCCCATGAATGCTGTCCGAACCGTTGGTGCGGTCGTCCGGTCTATTGCCGAGGTGGCCTGATGGAAGAGACGACTGCACCCTGGTGGCTTGCCGGCGGTGCCGCAGCATTGTGGATCGCCCGCGAATTCATCGGCGCGGTGCTGAGCCGCAAGCAGGATAAGGCGGAATCAGATGGCAGCGTGGCCTTGATTGCCGGCCTCACCGCCCGAGTCGAAGGCTTGGAGGCAAGTCAAATCAAGATGGGCCAGCAGCTCGCCGATGAGATGAGGCTGCGTATGGCCGCGCAGGAGGAAGCGCACCGGTTGCGATTGCGCGTCCTGTCGCTGGAGGCCTCATTACGTGGACTTGGCGCCGTGATCCCTCCGGAGATAAGCGCATGAGTCGTCTGCACATTGCCCTTGTCGTTAGCTTAGCGATCGCCTCGTTCTGGCTTGGCTGGGAATGGCGAGATCGGTCTGCCGATCTCAACGTCTCCCAGGGCGAAACGAGGCAGGCCCTAGCGGTCGTGGCGCAGGTGCAGAGCGCGCGAGCCATCGAACACGGCCAAGCCGACGTTATGGCCACCATCGGAGCGAAGCATGAAGAAGACCGGGCTGCGGCCGAGACCGTCCCTGATGTTGTTGTGGCTGGCCTGCGCACTGGCGACCTCCAGCTGCGCGACGACCTCGCCACCTGCACTACCAGCCTCCTGTCCCAAGCCGTCGCCGGCACCATCGAACGTGATGCGCACGCCCAACTACGAGCAGAGGTTGCGGGAGCTGTTGTTCAAGTCGGGCGTGACGCCAACGACCACGTCAACTCCTGCCAAGCCGTGATTATTGCGGATAGAGCGGTGGTTCCATGACCTGCTCGGAACGTCTGCTCGCCGCCATTGAAGCGCAGCAGGTCACTATCGCTGAGCAAGGTCGGCACATCGCGCAACAGGCTGAGCAGATCGGTCTGCTTGTTCAGTCGGTAGCCCTCCTGCTTGGGGAAGAACTTGGCAACCCCGTCGCGGATGGAGATGAACCGCCTCGCTTAGACCTGGACGGAAATCCTTACTGATGCCGGCGCGGGCGCCCAAGTACCGGCCTCATGGCGGGCCCGTCAAGCAACATGCGCCCCCGTCGAGAGACCGCCAGGCCGAGCGGGCCTTAGCGACAAATTCCACGTACTGGCTAAGGCTGCGCGCCTTGGTGCTCGCCCAGTCACCGCTCTGTGTTGTTTGCCTGGCGGAGGGGAGGACGCGGGCAGCAAGCCATGTCGATCACGTTGACGCAGATACCAGCAACAACGACCTCACCAACCTGCAGGGCCTATGCCGACCCTGCCACAGCGCGAAGACCGCGCGCGAGGACGGCGGGTTCGGGAACCGGCGCGCGCGTGCGCGAGATTGGACCGTCGGCGGGACGACCGGGGAGGGGCGGGTCAAAAGTTGAAGCTGAACCGCCTCCGATACGTGCGCCCCCCTGTTTTTTTGCACCGTCAGTTGAGAAAAACCGTTTTTTCGCGTGCGGCCATCCCGCCCTTGGAACAGTCATGGCAAACCCCCGCAAACCCACATCGCTGAAGGTGGTTGCCGGGACGGATCGCCCTGACCGTGACGCGCCAGCGGAGGTCGCCGATCTCCCGTTGGTGTCAGAGGTTCCCCCCGCTCCGGATTGGCTCCCCAATGCACACGCCATCAAGGAATGGGACCGCCTGGCGCCGATTCTTCACGCAAACAAGCTGCTGACCGAGGCCGGCCTGTCGGCCCTCGGCCAGCTGTGCGCCCTGCACGGGAAGACCGTCCAGCTCTACGCCGCTGGGGAGACGCCCGTTGCCTCGATGGTGGCCCAGGTGCGCGGCCTCATGAACGACTTCGGCCTGACCCCGGTAGCCCAGGGCAAGGTGAGGCCTGCCGGGGACACCGAAAGGGCCGGCAACGCCTTTGCCAACAACGGGGCGAAGCGGAAGACCCGTGCGTGATTACGTCGGGATCGCCACGGCGTATGCCGAAGAGGCGGTAGCCGACAAGAAGGGGAAGAAGTTCGGAAAGTGGATACGGCTCGCGGGAAAGCGGTTCCTGGCCGACCTCAAGCGCGCCAGCCGAAAGCGGCCTCCATTCCTGTTTGACGAGTGGCATGCCTGCGATCCCTGTGACTTCATCGAAAAGCTGCCGCATGTCGAAGGCAAGTGGGCTCGGCCGGAGATTGAGCTGCACCGATCGCACGTGTTCTTCTTGGTGCAGCTGTTCGGGTTCCGCAACCTGGACGGAAGCCGCAGGTTCACATCGGCGCTGTTCGCGGTGGCGCGAAAGAACGCCAAGTCCACCTTGGCCGCGGCGATCCTGCTGTACTGCCAGTGCTGTGAAGAGGAAGAGGGCGCCCAGATCATCTCGGCAGCCACGACCGGCAGCCAGGCGCGAATCATCTTCAACGTCGCCAAGCGGATGACGGAGAAGACGCCGGACCTGCAGGAGGCGTTCGGCTTGGCATGTTGGGCCAACGCCATCAGCCGTGTGGAGACGGGGGCGAGCTTCAAGCCGATCAACGCGAAGGCGAGCACGCAGGACGGTTTGAACCCATCGCATGTGGGGCTGGACGAAATCCACGCCCACAAGTCGGCAGACCTGCTGAACGTGCTCACCTCCGCAGCGGGTGCGCGGAGCAATCCACTGTGGCTTTACACCACGACCGAGGGATACACCAACCCCGGGCCTTGGGGAGAGATTCGGCAGTTCGCAAAACAGGTGCTGCAGGGCATCCTTGGTGAGTCGGCTGACCACTTCCTGGTGGTCTTCTTCGCGGTGGACGACGAGGACGATGAGTTCGACGAGTCGGCCTGGCCCAAGGCCAACCCGCTGATGGATGCCAACCCTCACCTTCTGAAGGCCATTCGGAAGGAGGCAGTCGAAGCGCGGCAGATGCCATCCAAGCTGGCGGAGTTCAAGATCAAGCGGCTAAACCGGCCTGCGTCCTCTGCGACCGGCTGGGTAGACCTCACCAAGTGGCAGCGATGCGGAGGCGAGGTCCTACTGGAACGGCTGGAGGGCCACCCCTGCTGGGGAGCATTGGACCTTGCCAGCACTACCGACCTCACCTCGTGGCGCTTGGTGTGGAAGGTCGACGGCATCTATTACACCTGGGGTAGGCGGTTCGTTCCGCAGGACGCGGTTCGTGTTCGAACGGAGCGCGGTGTCGTGCCGTATGCAGGATGGGTTGCCGCAGGACTGATCGAAGTAACTGAGGGCGAGGTTACTGATTACGAAGTAGTCGAGGCCCGGATGCGCGAGGACATTGAACGGTTCAAGCCCATCGCCGTCGCCTATGACCGGTGGAACGCGCAGGAAATAAGCCAGCGCCTGCTGTCCGACGGCATCCCCTTGGTCGAATTCAATCAGACCACCAAGAACTATCACCCTGCGATGCAGGAGCTCGAGCGGGCCTATATCAAGAAGGGCATCCACCATGGAAACGATCCGGTTCTGAACTGGTGCGCCTCCAACCTGATTGCTGTGAAGGATGGAAATCTGAATCAGAAACCTGACAAGAAACGCTCCCCCGACAAGATCGACGACATGGTGTCGCTGCTGATGGCTTTAGGACTCTCTATTACCCCTGAAGAATCCAGTGGCGACCTGGACGGGTTCTTCGCCAACCCGATTGTGGTGTGACGATGACGAAAGAATCAAAGCAAAAGGGGCCGGGGCGCATCAAGTCGTCCGTGCTGCGATGGCTGGGTGTACCAATCGGGCTGACCGATGAGTCCTTCTGGGCAGCGTGGTCCGGTGGCGGTTCGAGCTCCGGCAAGGCAGTCAACCAGAGAACGGTGCTTCAGCTCTCCGCTGCGATGGCTTGCGTTCGTCTGCTCGCCCAGGTTATCGCGACGCTGCCTGTTGGCTTCTTCGAGCGAAAGCCCGATGGAACAAGGGTGGCGGCCAGTGGTCACCCACTCTACGAGATATTGCACAATCAGCCCAATGCGGATATGACCGCCGTCCAGTTCTGGGAGGTGGTCGTAGTCAGCTTGCTGCTCTGGGGCAATTCGTATGCAGAGAAGACCGTCAGTGGCGGGCGACTGGTCAACCTGGAGTTCCTACAGCCGCAACGAATGTCCGTACGTAGGCTGACCACGGGTGAGCTTGAGTATCGCTATGCAGGGACGGACGGGCGGCAGCGCGTCATCTCCGAAGATCGCATGTGGCACATTCGCGGTTTCAGCACGGACGGAACGATGGGCCTGTCCTCGATACAGGCTGGCGCGCATGTGTTTGGCGCTGCGATGGCGGCGGATGAAGCGTCCTCCAAGGTCTTTGCCAACGGAATGAGCGTCGGTGGCGTTCTGACCACGGATCAGATCCTTACGGACAAGAATCGAGCCACTTTCCGCGAAAATATGCAGTCAGAGTTCGCCGGCGCAATGAATGCTGGCAAGACGATGCTGCTGGAAGCTGGCATGAAGTATCAGCAGGTTCCGATGAACCCGGAAGATGCACAACTTCTGGCCACTCGAGCGTTCAACGTTGAAGAGATCTGCCGCTGGTTCGGAGTGCCACCCTTTATGGTGGGCCATTCCGAAAAGTCCACCAGCTGGGGCACGGGGATCGAGCAGCAGATGATCGGCTTCCTGACCTTCTCCGTGGCTCCGTTGCTGCGACGCATTGAGCAGTCAATCCGCAAGGATCTTATGGCTCCACTCGAGCGCTCGAGGTACTTCGCAGAGTTCGCAGTGGAAGGCCTGTTACGCGCCGACAGCGCTGCCCGCGCCGCGTTCTACAGCACCATGGTCCAGAACGGGATTTACTCCCGTGACGATTGCCGCGAGCGCGAGAACTTGCCGCGCAAGGGCGGGAAGGCGGCTGAACTTACGGTGCAGTCGAACCTCTTGCCAATCGAAATGCTGGGCGCCAATACGGGAGACCAGCAGGCCCGGTCGGCTCTTCTGGCCTGGCTTCAATCTGACGACGGGAAAAAGACATGAATCGAAAGAGTGCAGCCCTGAAGATCAGGGACTTTGACCTCTCCGTGAAGGCCGTCAGCGATGACGGCCTTTTCTCTGGCTACGGCTCGGTCTTCGGAACGGTGGATTCCTACCGGGAAGTGGTCGCTCCCGGGGCATTCACTGAGAGCCTTGCGGAGATCAAGGCCAAGGGGCGGCCGGTGCCGGTGCTGTGGCAGCACCGCAGCGGCGAGCCCATTGGCGTCTACAGCAATCTGGTTGAGGATGCGCACGGCCTCAAGGTTGAGGGGCAGCTGATCATCGACGGCGTGGCACGCGCGAAAGAGGCGCATGCATTGATGAAGGCAGGAGCCGTATCTGGGTTGTCGATCGGATACTACGTCCGCGAGGACAGCTGGGACGAGAAGGAGCGCGTGCGCACGTTGAAAAAGGTCGAGTTGGTGGAGATCAGCCTGGTGACCTTTCCCGCAAACGACGATGCCCGCATTGACGCCATCAAGTCGAAGTTGGCCCACGGGTCTCTCCCGACGATGCCCGAATTTGAGCAGATCCTGCGCGAGGCAGGGTTCTCGAAAAGCCAGTCCGCGGTTATCGCCAACCGCGGCCTGAAGCACCTGCTGGACCGGAGTGAGTCCGGGAGCAAGGCGAACGAAAGCAACGCGCCGTCACCCATTTTGGGGCGGCTCACTCTCCCGACTTTCTGAGGAAAATCTATGTCCCGTTACACCGCACTGGCCAGCTCCATTGGCCGCAGCATGAAGAACGCACAAGTCCTGGACGACTCGCTGGAGCTGAAGCAGCTCATCGGCCAGCTCAATGAACGCGACAATGAAATCAAGCTCTTCGCCGAGAAGGCGACCAACGAGATCAAGGATCACGGCAAGATCCTGGACGACACCAAGGGCGCGTTGGAGCTTCTGTCCAAGAGTGGCCTGGAGATCAATACCCGTCTGCTGGAGGTTGAGCAGAAGCTGGCCCGCCGGTTCTCGGCCAATGATCCGGATGCAGCCAAGTCCATCGGCGAACAGTTCACCGAGCACGATGGCTTCACCGACCTGGTGGCGAAGGGGCGCGGCATTGCCCGCATGAACCTGAAGGCGGTGACCTCCATCACGAGCGTTACCACCGGCACCGGTGGCGTAGGTTCGGCCATCCAGCCGACGCGTGTGCCTGGCATCATCGCCGGACCGGATCGGCCCTTCACCATTCGCGACCTGATCATGCCGGGCCGTACCGGGTCGAATGCCATCGAGTTCGTGCAGGAGTCCGGGTTCCAGAACATGGCGGCCCCCGTCGCCGAAACGGCGCTTAAGCCCCAGTCCGATCTGTCGTTCGAGCTGAAGACCACCACGGTCAAAACCCTGGCGCACTGGTTCCTGGCCTCCAAGCAGGTGCTGGCCGACGTTCCGTTGCTTCAGAGCTACATCAACGGCCGCGCCATCTACGGGCTGAAGTACGTGGAGGAGGCCCAGCTGCTGGCGGGCGACGGCACGGGCCAGAACCTGCTCGGGCTGATCCCGCAGGCTACCGCGTTCAGCGACGCGCTGCGGAAGGCAGGCGACACCAAGATCGACACCCTGCGTCGAGCCATCCTGCAGGTCCGTGTTGCTGAGTACCGCGCGAGCGGTATCGCGCTGAATCCGGTGGACTGGGCCGATATCGAGCTGCAGAAGGACGAGCAGGGTCGCTACATCTGGGTGAACGTGGTCGAGGGCGGCCAGCCGCGCATGTGGAAGCTGCCGGTGGTCGACTCCACGGCGGTGCCGGAAGGCGAGTTCCTGGTCGGCGCGTTCGACATTGCCGCCCAGGTATTCGACCGTGAAGACGCCGCTGTGGAGGTCTCGACCGAGGACGGCGACAACTTCCGCAAGAACATGGTGACGATCCGCGCCGAGGAGCGACTCGGCCTGGCGGTTTACCGTCCGGAGTCGTTCGTGCACGGTTCGTTCGAAGGCCCGTAAGGGTTTCTTTCCCACAGCTGCAGAAGAGCGGCGGGCGCCACGCCCGCCGCTGGAGGGTCATCATGGAATACATCGCATTGAAAGGGTTCAACGACCCCAACGCCGAGGGCGGATATCAGAAACGCGGAAAGCCCTGGACTGGGGCGGATACGCGTGCAAAGGAGCTGCGCTTGTTGGGCTTGATCGGTCCGGTTGGGCCCGAAGGAAAGTCCGCTCCGACTCCGTCGAACAAGATGGCGCCGTCGGCGGCAAACAAGGTGGCGCCGGCGGCGCCGGAACCGGGTGTAGCGCTCGTGCGCCAGAAGGCCGAAAAGGTCATCGCTGCGGTGGCGGGTGTGACCGATCGTGCCACGTTGGAGGCCGCGCGGGTTGCTGAGTTCGCCAAGGGCGATAAGGCCCGTGAAAGCGTCCTGTCGGCAATCGATGCTGCGCTGGCCGCTGCGCCCACCCAGCAGGGGTAACCCATGCTCATCGAACTGGCTGAGGCGAAGCAAAGCCTGCCGGTGATCCACGACGCCGACGACGCGCTGATTTCCGACCACATAGTGGCGGCGCAGGACTACATCGAGCAGTACCTCGGTCGCTCGGTGCCTTGGCTGGATGGATCGGAGCCGGCCATACTGGCCCCGATCCCGTCCGCCGTTAAGCAGGCGGCGTATTTGCTGGTGGGGGATTACTATTTTAAGAAGGACGAAAGCGACCTTGCCGTGCGAAGGCTGCTTAATCCATACCGCGTGTCCTGGGGGGTGTGATGGCTGGCAAGTACCTCCACCGCATTACGCTGCAGGTGTATTCGGTAATTCGGGACCCGCTGGGCGGTGATTCCCGGGAATGGACGGATTGGCGGAAGGACGTTCCCGCCGAGGTGGTGCCGCTTTCCGGGAGGGAGTTCACTGCCGCCAGTGCCGAGCGCGGGGAGGTTACCGCACGGGTCGAGATTCCTTATCTCCCTGGCGTCGAGAACACCATGAGGGTGTTGTTCGACGGACAGCACTATGCAGTTCGTGCCGTGCTGCCAGATCCCACGGCCCGTAGGCATCTCACCTTGATGGTGGACGCAGGGCGAAGCGATGGCTGATTCCCTTGAAATACATGGGCTTGATGGTCTGCTGGCTTCGCTCCGAGCGTTGCCAAAGGAAGTGCATGGCAAGCCGCTCCAGACCGGCATGCGCAAAGGCGGCAACCTGATCCGGGACGAGGCCCGGCGCCGTGCTCCGCGCGGCAGCGGCTTCTTGGCCCAGCAGATCGTCGTGCGTCGAGCCGCCGCGAAGGACCGGCGCAAGGCAGGTGTGGGCGCCGGCGGCGAGTACTTCACCGTCGGCGTCCGCACCGGCAAGAAGGTCAAGTACGCCAACACGAAGCGCAACCGCCGGCAGGGCAGGGTCGGGAAGCTCTACGAGCAGAGCGGCTGGGCCCATTACTGGCGGTTCCTCGAATTTGGCACGAAGAAGATGCGCGCCCGTCCGTTCCTGACGCCGGCGGCCGAGGCCCGGGGGCCACAGGCGGCGCAGGTGATGATCGATGAAACCCGAAACGCGATCGACAAGATCATGAAGGCGAGGGGCTGGAAATGATGGTGCCGCTGATCCAGGCAGTGATGCAGGGCAGTGCCGGCGTGCGCGCCCAATTGGGCAATCCGGTCCGGTTCTTCTACGGCACCGCGCCGCTCGATACCGCGACGCCATACGGCGTCTGGGACATCGTCGGCGGCAGCCCGGAAAACTTGCTGAGCGAGGCGCCGCCGGCGGATGGGTGGCGGGTGCGCATCACCGTGTGGGGCGGATCCCTCACGCAGGCCAACGCCGCAGCGATGGCGATCCGCGACGAGGTCGAGCAGCGCGGCAGCATCGAATCGTACAACCCCACCCCCGACGACGACGACACCGGCACCTTCGGCATTTCCTTCGACGTGCGGCTGCTGGAACTTCGGTAGTCACGCCACACCAGCAACCCAACCGCCGGCGCTCGCCGGTTTTTTTGTGCCCGGCGACCGGGCTCCACCCCAGGAGACAACGCAATGCCCGTCTTGAAGTCCAAACACACCCAGCTTTTCATCGCCGTCGCCGCCGCCGAGGTCATCAAGGTGACGCGCGTCCGCTCCGTCGGTTTCCCCGATGGCCAGGCCTCGGAGATCGACATCTCCGACTTCGACGATGACTGGGATCAGTTCGTGGCAGGCCGCAAGGCCACCGGCAGCACCACCATCGAAGTGATCTACGATCCGGACGACCATGAAGCGCTGGAAGAGCTGCACCGCACCGGTGAGGTCGTCGACTTCCTGGTCACCGCGCCGCTGTCCGAAACCGCCGGCGTGCCGCTGCCGGTCGCGGTCGCTGGCGTGATCACCCCGCCCACGACGGTGGTGTCCAAGCAGTTCCGTGGGTTCGTGCAGAACTTCGCGGTGAACGTCGCCGACAACGACGTCTGGAAGGCCACGATGACCATCCGCGGCTCCGGCGCCGTCACCACCCACCGTCCGGCGCCCTGATCAGGGCAACGGCTTCTGGCCCGCTCCGGCGGGCCTTCTCTTTGGCAGGGCGCGCGGAACCACCGCGTGTTAGCCGTGCGCGGCCCGCGCGCCCTGCCGCCACATAGGAAACGGCCAATGAGCAAGACCAACGAATCCCTGGCGACCGAACAGGTCGCCACCCAGACGCTGCTGCAGTCCTTCCAGAGCCTGGGCATGTTCGCCCCGAAGGATGTGCAGCCCGACACGATTGAACTGGAGCCCGGCGTCACCGCGCAGTTCCACGTGCGCGCGCTGCCCGATGCAGAGTTCCGCAAGCTGTGGTCCGACGGCGATCGCGCCAAGCTGATCGCCGCCACGATCTGCGACGAGGACGGCCGCACGGTCATGACCGAGAAGCAGGCCGGCCAGCTGAAGCCGCGCGTGGCGGCAAGTTTCCAGCAGATCGCCCTGAAGCACGCCGGCTTCGGTGAGGCTGCCGAGGTGATCCAGGAAGAGGCGGGAAACGACTGAGGCAGCAGGGCGAGGACTGGTTCTGGCACGTCCTCGCCGGGCACCTGCACCGGACCGTCGGGGAGCTGCGCGCCGTGATGACGCGGCGCGAGTTCCTGTGGTGGTGGGAATTCCACAAGCGCAATCCGATTGACCCGGTCAGCCTGCACATCAAGCCCGCTGCCTTCATGGCTTACATGACTGCCGCGCATAGCCAAGGAGGCACCAAGCGCAGCATGAAGCACTTCCTCGATTCCCTGCTGCCCCGGTCCGACGAGGACGAGGCCCAGGACTGGTTCGATTCTCTGTGAGGCCCCATGGCTGAAACTTTCGGTCGCTTCGCTGCGGCACCCATCGGCCCGTTGCTGGCCGCTCGCGATGGCGGGCTCACCCTGGCCACGACAGCGGCCGCCGACCTCAACCGCATGGCACGCTCCGACATTGCCCAGACTGAAGGCACGGTCGGGGTTGAGTTCGCCGTGTGGGGCGAGGACGAGATGGCGGCCGTGGTGGGCATCGTCACCGGCTCGGCACCGCTGGACGCTTATCCGGGCGCCACTGCCGGTGGCTTGGGCTGGAACCTGGCCGGCGGTCGCCTGGTGATCAACGGCAGCGCCGCAGCTGTTGGGCTCCCATTCGTGGGCCGTGGCGACACCGCCGGGCTGCTGGTTGAGATCGGCAGCCCGAACCGCCTCAAGCTGTATCGGAACGCTAACCTGGTCCACCAGCGCGACTTCGTCATGGACGGGCCGCTGTTCTTTGCCGCTGCGCTCGCAGCGACCGAGGCCGGCGGCTTGAACATGGCAGTGAATGCTGGCCAGTGGGGCGCCCGCAGTCCGGCCGCTGCGGCAGGTTGGGGCTTGGCGGAGCCGGCGGCAGAGGTCCTTCGGCTTTCCGACGTTGACTGGCTGACCGCGCCCGGGGACACCCCCAGCAATGCCCGCTTCGAGGGCGTGCTGGCCGAGGGAATCAACCTGGTCAGCGAGATCAATTTCTGGCCGTGGGGCGGGGAGCCGGTCAGCCAGACCAGCGCCGCCGAGTGCACGGTGTTGGATGCCGAGGGCCGGCTGGACGAGCTGGCGCAGCGCGGCGTGTCTGGCCTGCCGGTGCAGATCCGCATGGGTTCCGAGGCGGGCATGCTCAACGACACGGTGCCAGTCTTCCGCTTTTCCGTGGACCGGGTCGAGATCAACGACGATGGCAGCAAGACGCTGCACTTCAAAGACGCACACGACGACCTCGACGGCACCATCAACCGAGGAGTTTTCCTGCCCAACATCACCGGCCTGGCATGGAAGCCCCAACCGGTCGTGATCGGCGCGGTGGCCAGCGTGCCCGCGATGGGCGCCAATTCCGACGCCACGGCCATGTTCGTCGCCGACGGCCCGGTCTTCGCCGATGTGGTCATGGATCGCGGCGACACGATGGAGCCTGGCACCTACAGCGTGTCGCCCGACGGCCAGCAGCTGATCATGAAGTCGCCGCCGGTGACGCCGGTGGTGGCCGACTTGTCCAGCGTAGGCCCGGGGCAGCAGCCCGCAACGCTGCAGCAGGCGATGGCCGACATCATGGGCCGGCTGGAGAAGTCAGAGTGGGTGGCCACGGACTGCGCAGCGATCGACGCCGCGACGGGGTATGCCGGCATTGGCTACTACGCCGGCAACGCCATCACTGGCCGGGACGCAATGAACGCAATCCTGCCCAGTTACAGCGCCGCGTGCTACCAGGATCCAAACGGCGCGCTGCGGTTTACCCGCGTGGTGGCACCGGAGAGTTACAGCGGAGCACCGGCCTTCGACCTGGTGGAGGACGACCTGGCCGAGGATCTGCTCTGCGTACCGGATGATGCGCCGAACCTGACCCGGCGCATGGCCTACCGCCCGAATGCCCAGGCGTTGGCCGCGTCCGATCTGGTGACGGATGTGGTGGACGTCCCCCAGTGGCGCCGGGATGAGCTTTCGGGCCTGTTCCGCGCCCAGGTGTACGGAGCCGGGACGCTCCACCCGCACTATCGCCGGGCGGACGCCGCAGATCCAATCATCGGCCTGTTCTGGCGCGCAGCGGATGCCCAGGCCGAGATCGACCGGGTGGTGGCCATCTACCGCGAGCAGAGGTTCTTCTACCGGGTCAGCGTGCGCGGCGACCAAGAGCTGGCGCCGCAGCCCGGCCAGATCGGCCGGATCACCTACGGCCGGTATGGTCTTACCGGCGGCAAGCGGGTGCTGGTCCGGCGCGTAGAGCGCAACCCTGCCACGGGGGACGTGGTGCTGACGGTGTGGGGGTGATCCGGTGCTTATCGGGTATGGAATGCCGGCGGTTCAGTCGGTTTCGTTGGTCGGCGGCACCTGGTTGACGGCCGATGCCGGCGCCGCCTTGTTCGATGGCAAGCCAGGTCGTCGCAGCCGCATCAGCCGCACCGGTGCGCTGTCCATCAACATCGTTCTGGCCGAGGCGATCGTGCCCGGCATCGTGGCCGTCCTAGGCCTCAACGTCCCGCCCGGGGTCCAGGTCAGCGCCGCCGGCGCCACCACCACCACGATCCGGCTGCCGGACGGCAGCGTCTGCGCGTGGCTGTTCCCAGCGGCGGCCGGCCCGGTTTCGAGCGTGGCGGTGCAGATCGATACGGCGGTCGCCAACGTCGAGGTCGGGGAGGTCGCCATCTTCCGCGCTGTGGACGTTGGAATCAGCGACGGGTGGGCCGTGGCGGCGATCGACACCAGCATGCACACCCGCACAAAGGGCGGCCAAGTCAACACGGTGCCGGGCGCCACCTATCGGCGGCTGACGGCCACTCTGAGCGCCAGGACCACGGAAGTGGTGCGGAAGGGTGGCTTGGCTGGAGCGGACTGGGAGACCATTGCCCAGGCTATAAGGGGCCGGCAGCGAGCGTGCCTCGTGCCCCAGTATCGCGACATCCTCAGCAAGGTATTCGATCCGCCGCTGGCGGCACGCGCAGCGCTGTATGGCTACGCCACTCAGCTCCCCAGCGCCGAGAATGTCAGCAGGCAGTACTTCACCGGGTATCTGGAGTTCGAAGAGATACCAGGATAGAAGCCAGCTCGGGAGGCCGTGACACAATCTAGCCTCTTCACATGGAGCAAGATGATGCGTCTTTCGTGGTTGCTTTTGATAACTCTACTTGCGGGCTGCGGTGCCTCGGACCCAGCGCCGACGGCTGCATCCGCTGATGCAGAGGTTGCTACACCAGAGCCAGCGGCTGCGACAGGCCAGCCCCTCCCGCTGCCAGAGGCCGACACCGATACGGTAGTTTTCTGTACTGGTGCGACACTTAAGATGGGGGACATGGCCCTGTGGAAGAAGTGGGTCGCGGAATCCGAGCGTCGATACAAAGAGATCTATCCCGACAAGTCATCCGCAGAATTGGAGTCGTATACGTTGGAGCGAGCGCTCGATAAGCGGCGCGAGCTTGAGCAACGAGGGATCAACTCGCCAAGGGCATTCACTCAGTACTACAACTCAAACTGCCTTGGCATTCTGGATTAGCCAAGAACAAAGAAGCCAAAGGCCCGCATAGCGGGCCTTTTCTATTGGAGCCGTAGATGTCCCTCTACACCCTGACGGTCGATCTTCTGATGAAGACCGGCTCATTCGAGAAGGACGCTGGGAAGACTGCGCGCCAATTCGAGCAGCGCATGCAGAGTATGCAGGCAAGCGCTAAGCGCGCCGGCACGGCGGTTGGACTCGCGATATCTGCTGGGTTGGCCGCTGGCGGTGCAGCTGTTGTGCAGTGGACCAGGCAGGTGGCAGACCTCACCGTGCAGTACGACCGCATGGCTTCGCTTTCCGGAACAAGCTCGACGGTCTTCCAGCGGATGGCCGCCGGCGCCAACACCGTCGGTGTGAGCTACGAGAAACTGGGCGATATCTATAAAGATGTTCAGGACAAGATTGGCGACTACATCCAGACGGGTGGCGGCGCCATGGCTGACTTCTTCGAGAACATTGCCAAGCGGACAGGTGTTACCGCAGAGCAGATGAGAAAGCTGTCGGGTCCGGACGCGCTCGGGCTGTACTTTAGCAGCTTGGAGAAAGCCAACCTCTCTCAGTCTGAAATGACGTTCTACATGGAGGCTATTGCCAGCGACGCCTCAGCACTCATTCCTTTGCTCCGCAACAACAGCGCGGGGATGAGGCAGTGGGGGGATGCTGCGGAGGCTGCCGGGGCGATCATAGACGGCAAGACCAGCAAAGCTACGAGCCGGTTGCGTGAGGTTACCAATGAGGCGGATCTCGCATTTCAGGGCTTGAAGGTCACCGTGGCCGATCAAGCTCTCCCGGCACTGTCTGACTTCGCGGAGCTGCTTAACGACCCCGGCTTTCGCCAGGGATTTGGGTCCATTGTTGAGGGACTGGTGACGGTGACCACCAAGGCGGCGGAGGCGGCCGCAATGGTCGGGGGATTGGCGGACATCATCAACCAAGGCTTCAAGCCCCGGAATGAGAAGAGCTACGAGGGTCTGCTGCAAGAGAGGCAGCGCTTGGCAGATAACGTTGAGAGCCAGAAGGACCTCGCAACCCGCGCGCGAACGGGGAAGGCCCACTGGTGGGAGGGACCCATGTTGGGCAACTCCAACAGCGAGGCAAATGCTAAACGGTGGGACGCAGCAGCACGGAGAGACGAGGCGGAGCTGCTCAGGATCGATGAGGCGCTCAAGCAGCGACGACTGGCGGATCTCGCAGCTGAAGTGCAGATCATCGAGAACGGGGCGCTGCTTCCCGACTCGGTGCTGAAGCCGAACGCAAATAAGTACGCGCCGACGGGGAACATTGGCAAGGCGGATCGTGAGCGGGCGGACAAAGAAAGTGACGCGGCGAGGGAGCGCCAGCGCGACGCATTGCTGGGTTATAACAAGGAGGCCGCGCTCGCTGCCGGCACCCTGAAGGGGCCCTTGGCCGAGGCCGAGGCAAAGCACGCCCAGCGACTCAAAGAGCTCAACGTCGAGCTGAAGGCGGGCAACATCGCCCAAGCCGACTACAACACGTTGAAGGATGAGTCGGCTGCCGCTCTCGCACGCACTCGAGCAGAGCTCGAAAAGCAGAAGGCCGCGCCGCAGGCGCTTCTGGACACCATGTCGGCTGAGATGAAAATGCTGGGGTTGATCGGGCCTGCTCGCGAGCGCTATCGCCGCGAGATGCAGAACCAGCACGAGATGCAGCAGGCTATCAATGAGGCGAACCAAGCCGGTGCGGGCATCAGCGCCGATCTTGCTAGCTCGCTATTGGCGCAGGCGCGCGCTGCAGCCGATGCCAGTGTGGACATGGAGCTCTACGCTGCCCAGATGGAGGCTTGGGCGGATATTGGCATCTACGCCGTCAACGACGTGGCAGATGCGTTCGCCGATTTTACCGCTAGCGGCCTACGCGACTTCGAGGGTCTTTGGGACGACCTGAAGGACGTAGCGAAGCAAGGGCTCCGCGACATCGCCCGTCAACTTTTGCAGCAGAAGCTGGTTGTGCCCATCCAGGCGCAGATCGAGAAGGCTGTAAATGGCTGGGGCAGCCAAGGTGGCGGCTTCAGCATGGACAGTCTGATGGGTCTGTTCGGCGGCAACGGGACCGCCGGCGGCGGGCAGAACCTTGGAAACATCGCTGGCCTGCTGTCGAAGGGGCAGGGGCTGTTCTCCGGCGCCTCCGCCGGCGCAGCCTCGGGCACCCTTACCGGCTTCGGTGACGTCACGAGCCTGGCTGGCATGACGGGATCGAACTTCGCTGGGCTGATCGGTGGCGGTAGTGCCGGTGCCGGGGCAGGTGCGGGGGCGGGTGCTGCCGGATCCACGATGGCCGCCGCAGTCCCGATCATCGGCTGGATCGTCGCCGGCATGATGAAGAACGCCGAGCTGTTCGATCAGGGCTGGGACATCGCCAATGGAGAGAGCTGGGCTGGCAAGATTGCAACCGCCGGCGCGGTCGGCCTAGCCGATAAGGGCTTCCGTGGGCTTGGCTTCAACGACAAGACCGCCTCGATCCTGTCTGGCTCGAGCATCCACGCCAAGCTGTTCGGGCGCAGCGCGCCCAAGATCACCGGCCAGGGCCTGACGGGCAGCTACGGGTTCGGCGGGTTTGAAGGGCAGAGCTATGCGGACATCAAGGCCAAGGGTGGCCTGTTCCGGAGCGACAAGAAGTGGACGCAGTACACCGGGCTGGATCCGAATATTGATCGCACGTTCGACATGGCGGCGCGCCAGGTGCGCGGCGCCAGCACGGACTTGGCCAAGCAACTCGGCGTGGATCTGTCGCAGCAGCTCGCCAGGGTGAAGGTCACGCTGGGCAAGTTGACCCTCTCGGCCGATTCGGCCGAAGCGAAGGAGCAGCTGGCGGCCTACCTGGGCGATATGACGGACCGGCTGTTCACGGAGGCCGTCAAAGCCGCAGGCTTCGGCGGCCAGCTGGACGACTACTTCGAGGCTTCGGACGTGTTCGGCGCACTGAGTGCGTCGATCGCGCTGGCAGTGGGCAATGCCGACGAGCTGGGCCGCGCGCTGAACGGTTTGGAAATCGACAAGGTCAACAAGGCTGTTGACTACTTCCAGGACCTGGCCAGCGTGGCCGGCACGGACCTGGCCACCCAGATCGAGAAGGTGACCGGGCTGCTCGGCAACTACGCCTCCCTGATGGCGGACGTTTCCACCCAGCTGCTCACCGGTGACCTTACCGGCTACCAGTCGCAAGCCCTGACCATCGAGCGCACCTATCGGCAACAGGTGAAGGCAGCGAACGATTATGCCAAGGCGCTGGGCCTGTCCGGCGCGCGCGCTGAGGACCTTGCCAAGATCGAGGCGCTGCGGGCCACCAACATGGGCAAGCTCCAGGCCCAGATCGACGCCGAGAAGAAGGCGATGACCTACGGACTGTCGGTGAGCGACCTGTCGCCGCTGACCGACCAGGAGAAGCTGCAGACGACCATGCGCGAGCTGGAGCGCGCGGTGTCCGGGGGAGACTCCAGCGCGGCACAGGCGGCCGCACAGGCGGCTCTGGGCTTTGGTCGGAACCTCTATGCCAGTGGCAAGGACTACAACGCCGTGTATGGCCAAGTCACCGGCCTGATCGATGGGATGAAGGTTGGCAACCTCGATCTCGAGGACGGCACCAGCATGGGGCAGTTGGCGGACACCATTGAGGCGCTGCCGGACAACTTCAGCCGGGCGGTGTTCGACCTGGTCGTGGACAACAAGGCGCAGGCAGAGACGACCGCGGCTGTGCAGCAAAGCAATGCCCTGCTCGCCGAACAGAACCAAGTGCTTCGGAGCCTGCTGCAGATCACCACCCAAGGGGTCCGTACCACCTCGAGCACCGCGATGCGCGAAGCCCTCAACGCAAGGTAATTCACATGCAGGCAAGGAAAATCACCCTGATCGAGATCGGGGCGGGCGCACTGCCGTCCATTACCCCGGTGCCGGTGCGCCAGTCGTCCTGGTTCCCGATCGTGTACGTCTCGCCGGACGTGCCACCGGTGGAGGGCGTGGTGCCCAACCCGGTCGCGGACGGCGTCCTGATTGAATGGGACGCCGTTGACCAAGAGGGGGTCATCTACATCATCGAGCGCGGGCCCACGCCGGATGGGCCGTGGATGGAGATCGCTCGGGTGGTGGAAACCCGCTACCTCTACAGTGACGGGAGCGGGCAGGAGTGGTGGTTCAAGATCACGGCCAGCGTGCGAGGCAAGCCGGGCGAGGGCGCGATCATCCCGGTCAAGCCGCCGCCGACCGCGCAGGAGATCATCGACCTTATCGCGGAGCAGAACCGGCTCGGGCGGGAAATGGCCGACGGCTTCAACGAGCAGGCTGCGGAGATCGCGAACCTTCAGGCGGCTCTGGCAGCGGCCGAGTACGACCCTGACACCGCCTACGACCCTGGCGCGGTCGTGAAGTGGCAGGGTGGCCTGTACGTGGCACTGGTAGAGACATTGGGCCAAGCGCCGTCGGACGGCAACTTCTGGCAGAAGATCGGCGACTACAACTCGCTGGCAGAAGCCGTTGGCGGCCAGGCGCTGGTGATCAGCGCTCATGAGACACGTATCGAGCAGACGGAGGATTCACTCGCAATCGTTGCTGAGCAGGCGGCGGCGGTGGCGGCCGCGCTACCGGGCAAGGCAGAGGCGACGGCGGTAGACGCACTGGCGAGCAGGGTGGAGGAAACCGAAGACGGCTTGTCCGCCAATTCTCAGGCAATCCAGGACGCCAATACGGCGATTGCGGGCAAGGCCAGTTCCGGCGCCCTCAACGCGTTGTCCTCAACCGTGCAGCAGCAAGGCGCGAGTATCGAGGCCAATGCTACCGGCTTGAACAGCGTTCGGGCTCAACTCGGTGGCGGTGGCAATCTCGTCAAGAATGCCTCGTTCGAGACGTCAATACTGGGATGGAGCCTGGCATCAAATCAGTGGGGATCTACGGCGCAGATCACAAGAAACCTCGCAGGCGACGATTGGCGGCCGCCCGGCATATGCACTTTGGGGTTCTTCGGGGGCGGCATCCCAACGGGGAACATCGTCGCTCAGTCGGATCCGATTCCGGTTGCCGAAGGGCAGCTGTATCTTCCATCTGTGTACACCGCGGCGCATCGGTGCACTGCATTTGCCCGAATTGTATTTACGGACGCCAATCGGACCGAGATCGGGAACGGAGCGCCGCTGCCTTCGAACCCTGGCACATACGGTGGCGGCCGGCTAATGGCCCAGTGGCTGCGTTCGGCGATCGCACCGGTAGCCGCGCCCGCAGGTGCGCGATATGCACGGCTTCAGTTCTGGGCGGTCAACGCCTCGGCTGCCGACCCATATGCATGGTTCATGCGCCCAATGCTCGAACAGGTGAGGACGGCGGACGCTCTGCCTTCGTTGTGGGCAGATTCGTCGGTCGGTATCGATGAGAAATACTCCCAGGTCACCCAAGCGATTGAAGCCCGCACAACCGTCAACGAGAACGGCATTGCCGAGTATCGGGCTAGCTGGACCATGTCGCTTGATGCCAACGGCCGTGTGGCCGGTATTCGCTCGGTCAACAACGGGACGACGAGCACCATCGACTTTCTGTTCGACAGGGTGAGGTTCGTCTCCCCGGGCAACGGGCGGCGGATGGAGTACAGCGACGGTCACTTCCTTGGGTATGACGAGAACAATGTCCGGCGCATTCGCCTGGGAACTTGGAGCGCCTGATGCCGACCGGACTTCAATGCTGGGATGCGAACGGAAACGTCACGGTCGACCTTACAAGTCGCATGACCCGGCTCTTGGGCTACGTGAATCAGGGTGCTGGTTCCTTCCAGGAGCCCGCGCTCGCTCAGGGAATCCCCTTCGTGATCCCTGTGCTCAACCAGAACGGACTCATGTACCCGGAGAACATCAACGTGCCGGCGATCAGCGGCACCACAGTGGCGTGGACCGGTCCTGCACACTTCTACTACGGAACGTACTGATGCCCGCTGGCTTCGAGTTCGTGAACAACAACCAGAACGTCATCATTGACGAGAAGTTCTTCAACTATGCGTTCATTTCGAAGCACATTCTCACCTTCCAGCAGGCTGCCGGTCCTGTCACCGGCGGGTTCGGACGCCAAGCCTTTCTGACGGTGGCTGGAGACCGTCCCATCGTGGCCGCGCGCTGCAGCAAGCCATTCACCGTCAGCCGGGCGCGGCCGGTGGCGGGCGGCTGGGAGTTTGGTTGGATCAGCGTCAGCGGCGGGCCGGGCGCGGTAATCGGAGACACGATTGAAGTGTTCGTCTTCGACCGCCCGCCTGCGCGGTCTGGCCCTGGCTTCGGCCTGCAGGTTTTCGGTGCCGACGGACGGGTCGTTTTCGACTCCCAGAACAAGTACATGAAGGTGGTGGACGCGCGGACCCTGGAAGGTGCCACGCCGACGGCGAACGTCAACCTGGGTCCGGGGAATTACGCGCAGATCATCACGGTTCCCGGCTTCCGATGGACGGGCATTCAGGCTACCCCCACCGCCGACTGGCAATGGGCCTGCTTCGCAGGCGTCGTCACCTCCAACGCGAACGGCTACACGGTGGCGCAGGGAACCACAGGGGAGGGCACATACGCCTTCTTCGGCATGCCGGCGCCGCGAGCTGAGAGCGCCCGTATGCACATCATGACCGTAGATGTAACCGGATACTGACCGGAGATACAGGATGGCCCTTTTGAGCGAAAACACTTCCTTCGGGACCCGCGTCGAAGCGATCGCGCCGCGCATCGCCATAGACTGGAACCCCTACACCAACGATGGACCAGTCACCTTCCATTTCGAACGGCTGACCACCCAGGCGGACGGCAGTGTGCTGGAGAGGACGTTCCTCGGAGTCCTCCCGGCCACGATCGGCGACCTGCTGGCCAAGACGTACACCATCACCCACCCGGTGACGGGTGAGGAAAGCCAGGAGCAGGGCTGGAAGTTGATGGCGATGATCAAAGCGGCGACGGATGCCGTCTATGAGGCCACTGCTCAGCCCTCCTCGCCGACTGCGCCGCCGTATCCAGCCGAGTAG